AGCAGCACATGCTGTAAAAGAGGGTAAGACTGTATTCTACTACACCCTAGAGCTTAACGAAGCGTATGTAGGAGCTAGATTTGATTCATTCTATACAGGAGTACCATCTAGTGAATTAAAGCATCATAAAGAAGAGGTAGAAAAGTATGTACGGAACCTGCCAGGTAAACTTGTTGTCAAGTACTATCCAACAAAGACAGCAACAATCAATACGATCACAGCACACCTAGAAAAGTCAGCAATGCAGGGATATAAACCTGATATGGTGATTGTTGACTATGCCGATCTACTAAGAGATGTATCAAACAAATCCTCAGCACGACATGACCAAGTTTTGGGAAATATTTATGAGGACTTACGCGGTGTTGCGGGTAGCTACCAGATACCTATATATACAGCTTCGCAGGCTAACAGATCCGCTCTCGAACAAGAAATCATTGAGGCCGACAAGATCGCAGAATCGTACAGTAAAGTAATGATCGCCGACTTTGTTGTTTCCTTATCTAGAAAAGTCGAAGACAAGATCTCAGGTACTGGAAGGTGGCATGTTATAAAGAATCGATTTGGACCTGATGGTATAACCTTTCCTAGTAAAATGAATATGGCAGTGTGTAGAATAAACATCTTTGAACCAACCAGTGAAGAAGGCACGCAAGTCAATAATACTATGAAAAAAGGGGATGAGGTAGTACGCCAGGCATTATCGGCAAAGTTCAATGAGCTTATTAGCAAAGAATAGTTTAACACAAAATTAACAAATTATGAACAAATCTACACAAATACTTAGTGACATCACTGTCTTCATGAAGTATGCAAAGTACATCCCCGAATTACAACGAAGAGAGACTTGGACGGAGCTTGTCGATAGGAATAAGACAATGCATATTAAGAAATTTCCACAATTAGCCGAAGAGATTGAAGAGGCCTACAAATATGTCTACGACAGAAAGATTCTACCATCCATGCGTAGTATGCAGTTTGCTGGCAAGCCAATTGAGATCAACCCAGCTCGTATTTATAATTGTGCATATCTTCCCATCGATGACTGGAGAGCTTTTGGTGAAGTAATGTTTCTACTGTTAGGTGGTACTGGTGTAGGGTTTTCCGTACAGAAGCATCACGTTGAAAAGTTGGCAGAAATAAGACTACCAAACACAAATCGCAAAAAGAGATTCCTAGTAAACGACAGCATTGAAGGTTGGGCTGATGCAGTTAAGATGCTTGTAAAGTCATACTACACAGGAGGTCCCGTAGTCAACTTCGACTTCTCAGACATTCGACCAAAGGGAGCAAGATTAGTAACATCTGGAGGCAAAGCTCCAGGACCACAACCATTGAAAGAGTGCTTGATTAAAATTGATGGTATTTTATCAAGTAAGCAAAATGGAGAAAAGCTGAGCTCAATTGAAGTACATGATATTGTATGTCATATTGCAGATGCAGTATTGGCTGGAGGTATTCGTAGAGCAGCTCTTATCTCACTATTCAGCGCAGATGACGATGACATGATTGCATGTAAGTCTGGAAACTGGTGGGAAGGAAATGCACAAAGAGGTAGAGCCAACAACTCAGCAGTACTATTACGTCACAAGATCACAGAGCAGTTTTTCTTTGATTTGTGGAAACGTATTGAATTAAGTGGTGCTGGAGAGCCTGGCATCTATTTAACCAACGATAAAGATTGGGGAACCAACCCATGCTGCGAGATCGCACTAAGACCATACCAGTTTTGCAATCTTTGTGAAGTGAACGTATCCGATATAACATCTCAGGAAGACCTCAATGCCAGAGTTAAAGCAGCTGCCTTCATTGGTACACTCCAAGCTGGTTATACAGACTTCCACTATCTTAGAGATGTATGGAGAAGAACAACCGAAAAAGATGCACTAATTGGTGTATCGATGACTGGTATCGGATCAGGTACAGTACTTGGGTATAATATGAAAGAGGCTGCTGACCTTGTAAAAGCGGAGAACGAAAGAGTTGCTGGTATTATAGGTATCAACAAATCAGCAAGAACGACAACGGTAAAACCAGCTGGCTGCCAAATCCCAAGCACCGTTATACGTACAGACAGAGGTGATTTGAGTTTGCACGACATATTCGAGCTAAATGGAGTAAACCTCGAGAATCACTTAGACGACTACAGAGAGTGGTTTCCTGTTACCACAGAGATAAGGGTATATGATGAGAATGGAGAGGAAAATAAGATAACCAAGCTTTTTGTGAATGGCTTCGAAGAAACGGTTAAATTCACGATGGAAGACGGTTCAGTAATCGAATGTACCCCTAATCATAGATTTATGATGAAAGACGGCTCCTGGAAGCAGGCCATTGACATTACAGAAGAAGACGAATGGGCAGTGGTGTAATTTTCGAAAAAGATTTATGCGGTTTTGCGGTGTGCCCGACTATTTATAATAAAATAGAACTTATGGCATCGGTAAAACAGGCATGGATCAGAAAGTATGGAGAGGAAGAGGGTCTCCGTAGGTGGAAGGAGTTGAACAAAGGTAAGGGTACTTTGGAGCGGTATATTGCTAAGTATGGAGAGGCTGAGGGTACTAGGCTTTATCTAGAAAAAAACAAAAAACTATCGATATCTGAGGATTCCCTAAGAGCTAACGGAAAGACGGAGGATGAGATTAAAGAGATTCGTGCTAGACATGCAGAGAAGAGTAAGCAAACCCTAGAAAATATGATAGTTCGGTACGGAGAAGTGGAAGGTAAAAAAAGGTATGCAGCTTACAGAGATAAGAACAGGAGGACATCGAATCGTACTTTGGACTATTGGCTTAGTAGATGTGGTGGAGATGTTAATAAAGCGAAAGCGGCATTAGCGTGTTGGCAACGTAGGGATGTTAAGTGGTTTGTTGCTCGGTATGGTGAGGTGGAGGGATTGGAGCGTTTTGAGGAAACTAACAGAAAAAAAGGAAGAACGCTTCAAAATTATGTAGAAAAGCATGGAGCTGTTGAAGGTAGGAGGAGGTTTGTAGAGGCATGTCGAAGCTGGAAAAAGGGTCAACACGGAATTTTCAATTCCAAGGGGCAGGTAGAAGTGGAGCAGTTTTTACAACAACACTTCAACGACGTCAGAGGCTCTAGGTGTGAAACGGGTTTCATTCTTACGGAGCAGGAAAAAGCACAGTTTCTGAATCAAAATACGATATATCCAGACATTGTAGTGAATGGTAAGTATATAGTAGAGTATGATGGAGATTACTGGCATGCGAACAGTGAAATATTTCCCGACGATGACACAGTAATTGGACGTATTCAGCAGACAGCGGGGTATATACGGGAGAGGGATAGTAAAAAAGATCGCTTCTTCGAACAAAGAGGTTACACAACCATCAGAGTATGGGACTCAGATTGGCAAACGAATAAAGAATTAGTAAAACGACAACTATTAAACACTATAAAATGAGAATAACAAAAAAAGAACTAACACAGGCTTTTACCGTGGATATTGAAGTAGAAAACAACCCAGTGTATCAGATGAAAAATAAAACAATATCACATAATACGACATCTTTAACACTAGGCACTTCCTCAGGAATTCATGCATGGCACAATGACTACTATATTCGCAGGATTCGTGTAGGTAAGAATGAAGCTATCTACAGCTACCTGTTAGAAAACCATCCCGAGCTTGTTGAGGATGAGTATTTTAGACCACACGATACTGCAGTAATCTCTGTACCACAAAAAGCTCCAGAAGGTGCAATCCTAAGAACAGAATCAGCAATTGAACTGCTGGAAAGAGTAAAAAAGGTACACAAGGAGTGGATTAAACCAGGTCACAGATCAGGTCAGAATACTCACAACGTATCGGCTACTGTTTCAATCAAGCCAGAGGAGTGGGAAGAAATTGGTTGGTGGATGTGGGGTAATCGCAAAAGCTATAACGGTTTATCGGTACTGAACTATGACGGAGGAACTTACACGCAAAGCCCATTCGAAGATATCACAGAGGAGCAATACGAAGAGATGGTGAAGTATCTGCATAATATTGATCTATCAAAAGTCGTAGAGTTGGATGACAATACAGAGCTAAAAGAAAACCTAGCTTGCAGCGGAAATTCTTGTGAATTGAGGTAGTAAGATGCGAGATTCGATAACCAAAGACTGGATATTTCAGCAGTATATAAAGGAGCTCCTAAATAGGGGCTCCTCTACCGCTGATTATTACGAAGAGGATGGTAAAAGAGTGTTTACCGCAGATTACCATAAGAAGCGAGGATATTGCTGTGGATCAGGATGTAGACACTGTCCGTATAATCCAAGGCACGTTAAAGGAACAACAGACTATTTATAAGTATGAATATAGATCAAATTTTAACAGAATGGTGCTACCGATTACCGAAGGGGTATCCTACAGTTGTTAATGGCGTCTTTACTGATAAACAAGAGCTACGAATCTTGAATCGGATACTACAAGAAAACGGGCTGCCAACTTATGAGCGCAAGCAGAAGCGGTTATTAGAATCACTTACCGAAGAGGATTTTGATAATATTCTCAACACAGATACACTCTCTAGCTTAGACATAGGAGCGAAAAAGATTGTAGGCAGGGATGTGCAGAAGCTAATTGTTTATGCATCAGGAATATCATCATCTGACAGAAAACAATTACTGCTGCAGATAGCCAACGATCTCAACGGTAAGTATGTATCGAAGTATTCATCCGTTGGCGCTGTTGAAGCTAACTACCAAGGGATGCCCTTCTACGTTTTGCTAAAAGTGCTGGCAGATGATAAAACAAGCATTAATGTAAAGGAAGGCACACCAACACTCTTAGCACAAGTCCCCGATATCGAACCGGCAACACCAGCAACGGCTATTGATTTAGCAAACAGAGTAATAGCCGCAGCAAAAAATAACGATATTGTTGGTGTCGATGAAGGAACACGCGATGAAGTGCTTAAATTCTATACAAACATGATAAGTAAAGCCGGTGAGAATTCTAAGAACCTAAAACCACTGGCCAGAAAACTTAACGAGAGCATATCACAAGCACTATCCTTCAAGGTGATGCTAGATACGAATCCAGACTTCGAAATTGACAGAGCATCCTTGTTTAATGATATCCGTAGTGCAGCGCAGCAAATCGTCAAGCTACGAGCAGACAAGTGGTGCCCTGGTGACATTTACTTTATTAGAAAGGGTTCCGAATCAACGATCCGAGCAACGATACAAGAAGCGCTTAGTCGTGATAATGCAGAAGAGGCAATTGCACTTCTAAACAGTCAGTTTTCTACAATTGAGGACTTTGATCAAAAGGTTCGAGATGATCATAACATAGTAGCTGTATCCTTAAAAGAATCAAAAGCGCAAGGAGGTAAACTGAAATCAGCATTCCAGAGGTACGAAGGTACCCCAGAGGAGTATAATATTACAGATGAGGAGTTTGATTACGATGAGTCTAAACTCAGAGCCAGCATAGAACTAATTAGGGATATGCTAAATAGGTATATCGCAGCAGATAGTGATACGGACTACATATATGATGAATCTGCTATCGATCAAATAAAGGATAAAAAGATATTGCGTGGTAAGTATGCAGCATACAAGGCAATGGAATATATAATGAAACGCATCGCTAAGGTTGGTGATAATTTGGATGATGCCTTTGTTGGATTAGTCGCATATGGTTTTGGTATAATACAGCAGGGTACGGTATCAATTAATCCACCCTTCCTGAAGCTGGTATCTGACGTATCAGGTAAACCCACCAAGCCACAATATTTTGAACCAGGCCGAACACTGGCGCTGCTAAGCTTAGATGGATCTGATTCCCCAGCTCAAATAGAAATAAGAGATACGGAGAAGTATGCGGGCTTGCAGGTAATACTAACCTTATTGCTTATTGGAGCGGAAAGTGATGGAGATGCCAAGAGGATTAAATATGAGATGAATTTCCGATACAATGGTGGTAAGCAAATAACAATTGAACTCGGACCTCCAAAAGAAATAATCTAATAAGGCCTGGTTTAATTTTAGTAGGGACTATTTATATATAAAGAAAAAGAAATGGTACTACTACAAGCAGAATCGTTAGGTGTATTTGAGACACTATCACAGTACGGAGCATTAGGTGTAATCACACTTGGTTTAGGCTCAGCATTATGGTTTATGTTAAAACGCCAACTACAATCAGAAGATACACTAAAAAATCAAGTTGATGCTCTTCAGAAAGAGATGACTGAATACATTCGTGGAGATCAACAATATCTAAAAACTAGTATTGATAATAATACCGAAGCACTTCGCGATCTAAAAGATATCATTTTAGAGGAAGTAACTCCTAAACGTA